TTGCGCATCTATTTGATCATTAACTGAATTAGCATCAATATCATCATCTAAAGTAGCAGGGCCACAATCACAATCACAACTTGTACACTCAGGATAAGATATCATTGGTAATCCTATCCTTGGGAAATTCTTAATTTTAAGTAAAAATTTAATTGTAAAAAGAATAAACGCAATTGATAATGCCAATCTAAATACGAACGATAGTGCTTGCGCCGCAATTCTTAATCCTAAACCAAAATTGATTACGGGACCACCTAAAGGTGCAAATGCAAATAACTCCATTAATGAGTTTATCCAATCAATCATATCCCTTATGGCATCATAAGCGAAATATATCCCTAAAACGATTAATAAGTACTTTAAAACAGGCCATGCCCACGCTATGAAGTGAGCAACAAATAGTAATACTAATAAAGGAAACGTTAAAACGTTAATTAGTATGTTAAATATAAAAAATATAATATCAAAATTTCTAATAATATCATTAGATGGAAACGTATTTACCGTTGACTTACAAGTTCTGTTATCAATTTCTTTAATACCCAAATGTCTTGCCCTTGACACACCATTTTTGTATCTATCAAGGAACATTGCCGTCGTATAAACTTTATTGTAGTTCATTTCATAGAACGTATCTTCACAATTGATTGCAGATAGAGGATCCACATAATCATCCCAATCTAAACTAAAACTATACGATCTTAATAAGTCAAAATAATTCTGAGGATAAAAAGTAAAATTAACTTCTTGTTGTTGAGTGTTATCTATTGGTTCTGAAACCGCTAAAACAATATCACCCGCATTTACAGGTATCACACTTATATCACCATAATATGGTTGTGGACCACTACCATCATCAATATAAATTGTAAAGTTTTTACTATTAACAGAGTCCTCAAATAGAAGTCCTCCATCAGATGCTGCCGTTGTTGATCCAGTGTATTGTGGTGGATTAACGGGAAATGTTGATGGCATTATAATAGAAAAAGGTGTCGTTGAGTTTGGATCAAAAGGATCCGTTGAACTTGATACCCATCCGTGTTCTTTAATATTAGGTACTAAGAAATTTGCTCTTTGAAACTCATTCTGTAACCCACCTTCATTATTCCATTTGAATTTAAAACGATATCTACCTTTTGTTGGTATTCCTTTTGTTGGATCATTTGATATAACTTGTTCACCAAATTCATTAGTAATTATGTAATCCAAATTCATTGGTACATTCGCCAAAAATGAACCATCCCCATCTATAATCTTTCCATCTTGTTCAAACTTATGTTCTTCAAGAACAGGGAAATTATTTTTATCAGGATAAATTGTTTGTCTAATAGATAATATTTGGCCAGGTCCCGCAATTAACTCACATAAATTACCTGTATTATTTTTTGGCTTACAACTTGTTTTAAGTGCATCCTCATTTGTTGTGGATATTATAGACCCCATCAATATAGCGTTAGGTCTAATAGTTACATTCGCCTCATTAGTTAAGTCAAAATCAACTCTCGTTATACCTATTTGACAAATGTCTTCTTGACCCCAAAGTGGTGAGATATCAACATTCTTATTTAATGTCTTAATCTGTGGTAATTCACTTAGGTTTGATGATTTTTTAAATGTTGACCCATTAACTTGAGTTTCCGTTGCTTGCCCTGCATTAATCAAATCTTGTGGTGTTAAAGAAAAACATCCAATATCAGATAAATCAACATCCATAAAAACATTTTGAGTTCCAATTGGAACACCAAAAATCATGTAATCTCCACTATCATTGGTTTTAACCGTGTACTTATAATACTTGTCGTAAACCTCAATATATGTCTGATCTATTAAAACTTCTTCTCTATTTGGGAAAGTCCCTGTTGCCGAATGAACACTATATGACGGGTCATGTGGTAATAGGTTATATCTATATCCCGCATCATTATTATCTGATAATGTTTTATAAGGATATAACTCAGAAATAGTAGGGTTTAATTCATCCTCAGGTGTTAGAGGTATGAATATTGAAACTTTTGCATTAGGTAGACCAAATCCACCATTAACCACAACTCTACCAACCACAACTCCATAGTCAGAACACACCTTTGTATAAAGGTCTGATTGATTAATTTTTAAAGATAGTATTTCTAAGAAATCAAAATCTTGATCTAACTTTACGTTGATATATTTGTCAACACCTACTTGTGTCCTTATTCTATATGATTTTGGCATTAAAGTCTTTTTTTGATAAATAGTTTAGTTCCTATTTTCAAAAAGTAGTTCTAATTAAAAAAAAATAAATTATCAGGAGAAATTAACCGTACTTAAATTGATAACCCTTACGTTAATGTCTTTGTTTGGGTATCTAATTTGATAAATTTGAGTAGGTTCAGCAAAAATTGTATCGGCAATTAATTGGATTTGTTTAGTTGCCGGATCTGAATATTTTTGAGATGTTTGATTTGAAGAATACTGACCTCCAACCTTATTAAAGAATTCCATATCAGAAATACTTACAACCCCATTTTCAGCTTGGATTAGTCTTCTTAATTCAGATACCACAACATTTTGACCTAATTGTCTTGTTGTAGGACTAAAGTATGTTGTTATAATATCAATTATTTTAGATACAATCGCACCTTGGTTTTGACTAGCATCCAACACAACATCAACGTTAACCGCCAAGTCAATTGGGTTTGCACTTTCAATTGAAATGTAATCATTAATCATTCTATAGTTAGAGAGGTAATTCGCAACATTAGTTTTTAATGTATTAGAAACAGTGTCGGTTAAATTACCACTTGTATCATAAGATAACATTTTTATCTTAATCATATTATTCTCTTCCGTAATCGCAACTTTTGCAGGTGCTCCGAACTGAGATGGCATTGTTCTAATGATAGATTCGTAGTCGTTTATAGTTACCGCTCTGTTTTGTGCCGAGAAGTTATATGAAACCAAGTTTCTAACCTCCTCAAGTGTCGGTGCGTTTGCCCCTCCAATTGCCGCAGTAACATTATTACATTTTAACGTATTAATAACCGATCTGTTAATACTTTCTGACGGACCATTAACAAAGAATGAAACCGTTCCAATTTGATTAATAACATTTATACCTAAGTTAGTTGCTTGACCACCACCAACTCTATATTGAATGAACAATGTTGAGTTTGATTTCAATGCCGCCCCTAATGCTAAGTTATTTGAATATTTGTTTAAATCAAATCCTTTTCCTGTTCTTGCAAAATCTCTAAGTTGTTCTTCCGCAGAAACATTACCACCACCAAATGTCATTTTCAAATAACCTTCAGGTGTGTATTCAGATGTGAATTTAGTATTGGTTAAAATATATTTACCAACCTTTGTACCAGGTTGGTCAGAAACTTTAGTTGGATCCTCAATGAATACTCTATCTTCGGCAAGTGCCTTAACTTCATACCATCTATTTTCTAAACCTAAAAATTCTTGTGGGTTTGGTATTGTATTATATTGTGTACCATCTTTTAAAATAACACTTGTTATACCTAAAACATTCTTTTCAGGTAAAAATAATTCAAAGAATGGTTTAACATCATTTGGAGTAATAACTCTTTTGAATACTTTTGTAAATCCATTAACTACCACTTCTCTTTTTGTAATAGTGTAATTTAATAATTTACCATTAGCATCAAAGTTAGGAGTTTTTAATCTATTTAAAGTTCCTTCCGCATTAATTGCAGATGCAAAATCAATGTCGTAAACCGTTTCAAATGGTTGTCCTGCACCATTTACTTGAGATCCTCTTCTTAGGATTCCACAATATCTTAAATCTTCTCTATCACCAAATGCAGGTACCGTTATTGAAAAATCAACTAATGCCACTGAAGGTCTTTGACCCGGTATTTTTAACCCGTAAGTCTTAGCGATATTATATACTGAAGATTTTTGTTGAGCGTATTGTAATACCGTTTCTTGGATACTTCTGTCAATATTGAATTGTAGGTTATCTGTAACGGCAGCATTTAGATCTAACATTACTGAGAAAACCCCAGCGTCGTTAAAGTTTTGTACCAAATCAGGATAATAAGTTCGTGTAAAGTTTATTAACTCAGTTCTTATTCCCTGAAAATCTCTGGTTGTGTAGGATATTTTTTTCTCAGCCATATACTATTAAATATTGATAATTACAAAATCACTACTTTCAAAGGCTTGATTTGTTACCTTATAATCTATTTTAATTTTTGCGGTATGTTCTTTTTCACTTATACCTTGTACTTTAAATTCTCTTTCCCCATCAGGATTAATAAAAGTACCCTTATCTTCTTCACCTAAAGAAGCGTCGGTAATTGATATATTAGTTATTTGTACCCCCGGCATATATTTCTCAACTGAGTCTCTAATTTCACCCTCAATTTCACTAAATGTAGGACCATCAAGAGGTTCAAAAATATACTCATACAATCTTGTTCCAAAATCAGGAAGATAATATCTATACCCTTTTCTAGTTAACAATAAATGAATTAAATTACTTCTAACTTCTTCATCAGTACTATCAGAAACATCTAAATATTTACCAATGTAAGATTCTCTAAAAGGAAAATTTATCCCATATGTTATTCCATTTGCCATATCTAATAAATATAGTATCTATGTGTTTTGAATAAATACATATAAAATAAAAAATCACGACCTAAGTCGTGATTTCCCATCGTGATACACTATTCATCCTAAGATGAACATCCGAAACATTCAAACTCTGAACTATCAGGTTTTGAAGGTAAATCCATATTAGAAAAATCTACTTTTGGAGTTTCAACTTTTTTAACAGGTTCTTTTTTTGTCATGTCCAACGCCAAGTGTTTTGCCCCTGTTGAAATCGCTTTAGTTCTTACATAATAACAAAGTGTTTTCAATCCTTTCTCCCAAGAGTGGAAGTGTGACGAGGTAATTTTAGATAATGATGGATTTGACATATAAATGTTCATTGATTGTGATTGGTCAATAAACGGTGCTCTGTCTGCCGCCATGTTGATGAGTTCTTTTTGTGATATCTCCCAAATTGTTTTGTATTTAGGAATCAAATGCTCAATTCTTTTAACTTTCTTATTATAATGTTTGTCTTCAGGATCTAAGTAATTGTTAAAATTAATATTTTGGATTGATCCGTCATTCATAATAATTTCATTTTTTAAATCTTCAGACCAAATTCCAATCTTTTCAAAATCACTAATCAAATACTTGTTAACAATCATAATTTCTCCACCTACAACACGTCTGTTAAAGATTGCTGAGTGAGCAGGTTCTGTCATTTCATATGAACCCGTAATCTTTGCAGAAGACGCTACTGGCATTTGAGCGGTGAATAAAGAGTTACAAACTCCATACTTACTAACATTTTCTTTTAGTGTTCTCCAATCCCATCTTCCCGATAAATCATCTTCTTTCAATCCCCACATATCAAATTGGAATATTCCTTGTGACATTGGTGACCCGTTAAAGTGAGCATATGGTTCATACTTACCGTCCATACACAATCTATTACTTTCGGTAATTGCCGCAAAATAAATCGTTTCAAAAATCTCTTTGTTCAACTTACGAGCTTCATCAGATGTGAAGATGTAATCCATCAAATAAAATACATCTGCAAGTCCTTGTGTTCCGATAGCAATCGCTCTTTGTTCCAATCCACCCTTACGACCTTTTTCGGTTGAGTAGTTATTGATATTAACAACTTTGTTTAATGCTCTTACAACCTTACGAGTTTCTTCATATAACCCTTTAAAATCAAACTCACCATCTTTCACATAGTTCTTTAACACCATAGATGAAAGAGTACAAATTGCAGTTGTTTTCTCGTCAGTGTATTGGTAAATCTCATTACAAAGATTTGATTGTTTGATTACACCAATGTTTTGATGATTTGTCTTTTTGTTCGCATTGTCTTTAGAACAAAGATATGGAACACCAGTTTCAATTTGTGATTCAATAATCTTATTCCAAACTTCTTGAGATTTAACTTTTTTACCAATTCCTAACTCAACTGCCTTG